TTTTCTTCGAAAATTTATTAGAAACATACATGCTTCTTTGACAAGTTATTAACTTGTAAAACACCCAAAAGGGATGTCTACGTGGTAACCCGAATAAAAATCCGGACCACATAGCCTCTATTAAATCTAGAGGAATCAAATCAGTTGCTGATTTATAATCAGTTGACTGATTAATTGGGTCTTCAAATTGAAGACCGCGAACTTGAATATATTTCAAGAAAGACCACATCTTATTTGTGGAACGAAGGCCAATTCTGGCCCTGCCATCTCGAGCTAAGATGGGTTCAGCCATGAATCTCATGGCCCTGGTTACAATTGTGAACCAGGCTTGGTTCTTACCAAGGGGACGGGTTTTCGCCCCAGGCTCGGCTAAGCAGCTGAGTTGAACCTTGGGGAAATCCCGAGGAATATACGAAACATTCGTATAATCCCATTTATTATAAATGGGACACCTTATTCCAGAAATGGAAAGGTATAAAATTGGTTTACAATTTTTAGACTCAAATGAGCCTTGAGTACAAGCGTACCCAGAAGCATTAAACATAATGCTTTTTCCCAGAAAACTGGGATAACTCTTGGAACCCAAGAGCTGCTCCATGAGGAGCCTTTCCTTGTGAACTCCAAGGCCACCATACAATAATGTATGTAGAGGAATATCATCCTCTAATAAAAGGTAATAACCCTTTGTTCTGGGAAACATTGTTTCCCCATAACAGTCAACAAATTGGCTGTGATCATACTGTAAAAGTATGTCATCCCACAGAAGTGGCATGTCACCCGGAAAAGATTCCGGGTTCTCATAGAAGAGATAACTTCTATGGGGCCGACTCATTGAGTTGACCCAGCCGGAAATTTCTCCGGCTAACCCAAGTTCATCTTGGGACTTCTCGAAACATCCAGAAGTACTCACAGAAATGTGTGAGGAGTAAGGCATGTCCCTTACGTTAAGCCGCTTACCAAGCTGCTTTGCAAAGAAATTAACAATTTCTAAGACAGAATTGTCCGTCTTATATCCTTGAGTAAGGATAGAAAACTGCTCTACAAGAGCAGACTGACACATTTTGTCAGTAGGACAGGGCAAAGCCCGTCCAAAGGTTCTAATCTGACATAGATTAGATAATTCACTATCTGTGAATATTGAGACTTTATCAAAAGGTCTTTTCCATTTAACTAAATGGCCACCGAACCATTTAAGTTCGAAAGTATCATTCTCTGAATGATAACCATTCCAAAAGGGAATGGACGACATTCGTATAATCCCATTTATTATAAATGGGACACCTTATTCCAGAAATGGAGAGGTATAAAATTGGTTTACA